TTTTTTTATATGGATTATATTTATTGAATTTTGTTATAATTATAGTAAACCAAATATAGACAATATTTCAAACACTTATACTAATGTTATTAATAAATTCGCATTAGAAACAAGTTCTAAACTTAATAAAAATGCAAATATAAGAGAAAATAATAAAAATATAGAAGACTTAATTAAAAATATACTATTAAATAATGGAATATATGCAAATGATATGATGTATATATTGAAGACAATTGATACAGACAATTATAATACTACTTAAAGCAAACGCATTTTATATTACTTAATAAGATTTCTAAATCCATTTGCCAAATGAGTTACTGTTTTTTTACCATTTAACGACTCACCATAAGTTCCTGTATATGCGTTCCAAAAGAAAAACATACTTATTATCAAAAAATAAAACCCTGTTATATATTCCAGTATATTATTCGATATATTTTTTGTCATATATGCCCCTATAAATGCTGTAAAAAAATATGTTATAAATAACACAAATGATATACATATTTTTACTTGGCCTCTTTTATAATACTCCAATACAGCTAATAATGATATTGGAGGTAATATTGCCAATAATACTGTTCCTGCGGCGGTCTTAAAATCCGGAACTATATTTAATATTAATAACCCTGGCAACATAATCTCGGCTCCAGATTGTCCTAATGCACCTCCAGATAATCCAGCTAAAATACCTATAACTATAGTTAAAAATATGTCCAACATATTGTTACATAATGGATATATTATTTTATATAGGTCCATCATCATCTTTTTTCGCTTTTATATTTCCGGTTATATATTTATTACAAATTAAATATGTAAAATAACCGAATAACGAACCAATTATGAATCCTATTACTAATTGAAAAAATGTGTGGTTATTATATAAATAACGCTGAAATAACGATATTACCGATATTGTTAAATAAGAAACCGTCATTAATGGACTATTCATCACCATCGTAATAAATACAACACAATAACCGCAATTTTGTGCATGCCCTGAAGGCATACCGAATTTATCAAAACTTATTCTAGCCCCATTTATTATACCTATTTCTATTTCTTTTTGGTCTTTTAATGGTCTCGGCTCTTTAATAGCCAATTTTAAAATAACATTCAATATATTATTTAATATAAACCCTGTTACGAAATAATATAAATAATTGTTAGTATTACGTAGCAAAAACAGTGTTATAATAAATAATATAATTGGGGCATATACACCAATATAATCTCTTAGTCGATATATATATAAATCCATTACTATAAAAGGATGCTAAATTAATATTGATATAAATTCTCTGATATAATTGTTATGCACCAATCAGCACCGTGTAAATCAACAATATTTCCTCTATCATCTAATAATGTTACACGTAAACGGTCTATATCAACTGGGCCAAAATAAATTCGCTCATTATCTTGAAATTGGCCACTCAATTCGGTATATAATTGCCCTGTTGTCATTGAACCGTATTTTATTGGGATTATTGCAAATGTATCAGAATTTGTCGGCGCTTTTGCTCTAAATGATATTGTTTTATTTCTATTTTTAATAATTTCATTTATTGTATATATTTGAGCATTTGTTAATGTTCTAGGAGCTGATGGTAATATTTGTTCTACATTTCCAGTCCCAAAATCTAGTTTATCTAACAAACTATTAAATAAATTATCCGGATTTACGCCCAATGATGTCGCTTGATCCGGAGTTATATTGGATAAATTACCTAGTGCATCTATATCTAATATCACAGGTAAATTAGTTAAATTAGAATTACAAATATATGGTTGTGAACTATTATAATAAGACGGTAATGACAGTGACTTGGATAATTCCGTTATAGTAATTAAACCGTTATTAATATGATTTTGATTATAATCGTCTAAAACAAGTATAAAATATTTTGTTCCATACAAATTCAACACTCCTTGTGGTGTATTTCCACCACTATATGTAAAATTGGGAGAGCTACCCCCTATAATTGTTGAAAATACAGGTTGCAATGGTAAACGAAACCCCATTAACCAGCCTAATGTTCCATCAAATGTAGTAGAAGCTCCGCCACATGGATATGAACCAGATTCATAACATGTTTTTGTTCCACTAATATCAAAAAAAGTAAAATATGCGTTTATTTGAGAATTAAATGTATCCACATATTGAGTAATAGTGTTGATTGATGTCCCGTTTGGGTCAACCCAACCGTCCAAATATATAGTTATTTTTCCATTATTAGAATTATAACGTGCTATATTTGGGTTATTGGGATAAGGACTGAGTGGATAAGTGAAGCCAATGGATATAAAAGCATTTGTTAGTGTGGTGCATAATTCAGTGGAACTATAATTACCTGGTTCAACAAATATCTTAAATGAATTACCGTTATTTGTTACCCAAAAACATGTATTGCCATATATATAATCTATAGTATACCATGTATATGGTATTTGAATTGAATACAAACTTAAACTAAGAACGTTAATTAATGGGTCAGATAAATCTAATGTATAATTAGTTGACATACTTTCTGAACCTCCTGAAGCTTGACGAAACTGGCTATCTAGATTAATGAATCTCTTAGTAACATTTCGCAAATTAGGATTTAAACTATCTTGAGCTACTGGAACTTGAAAATTATTACTAACACCCAATTGCTTACGTTTCATTGGCATATGATTATTATCATAAATATCTATTTTTTGAATGCGATCTGTTATTTTATCTTTTTGAACAGGGTCATTTTGAGGAAGTGATTCATATTTATTCCATTCATTTGTTTGAGTTTCGTCTGGGTCGTATTCTGTATCTTCGCCTGAAGTTTCTAATTTATGCGTGTATTGTAATAATTTAGTTTGAATTTCTTGAAAAAAATTAACTAAATCTGGTCGATTTTCTTTTGATGGAGAAAAACGATTTATATATGTGTTAGTTGTATCTATAATTTCATCAGATGTTGGGTCGTCTAAACCAAGAATACCTAATAATTCGCTTATTGTATAGTGGTCAACGTTATTATCGAAAGTGCTCATATAATTAAAGAATGTTAATTTTTTAAATGTTTACTGTTATAGATTGTTTATTTTGTTTTGCATTTTTGTGGAATAGATTCTTCTTCAATATTTAATTCGGTATAATCAGTCGATGTAAAGTAATATAGAAACATTTGTTTAACTTTATGTTTCAATTCATATAAATTATAATTCCAGTGAACAAATAATTGTTCTGTAATAATAGTTATTCCAATTCTTCGTTTTAAATGAGATTTGCCTTTAAACAAAACAATATCTAAAATGTCTAAAATGTCTGTATCATAATCGCCAATTTGTTTTCGACTTAGCCAATAATTTCCCTTATAAATATAGCGATTATATTCACTATTATCATATATATGGTGTCTTCTATCATGAACTAATTGATTTCGGATTAATCCAATGCCTTCAATTTGATTTGTTTCGGTGTTCATTTCTGCTATGAATAATAATCCACCTATTGGGTATATTTCGCGAATCTTTAATGGAGAGCCATAAATTACTTTTTCACCATGTTTATTTCTATATTCCGTATTTTCATCATAAGTTAAATTATTAAAACGTGTGCAAGCTAAATAAGCCATTTGTTAGTTTATTTTCATCTTAAACTAACAAATCAATTTTTTTAGAATTATTTATTACAATGTTTCTCGCAAATATTTGTCCAATGGATTGTATCTTTTATTATCTAAACCCTTCATAAATAGACTCCAAGGGGTACAACGTTGTAATGCCGATAACCCTTCTTCGCAAAACAAATTTAGAAGTGCTGGACTAAATCCTGACATCATTGATGCATTATTATTAGTAGATAATGATGGAAAACCTGATGTCGACCTCAAATTCCAGAACAAAATATGTGGTGTCTTAAATGGCTTCCCCCAAAGTCTAATACCAGCATCAGCGTATTTCGCATTAATTGAATCCATTAAACTACTAGAACTAGGGTCTCCTTCATCCATTTGCATATCAGAAAATATAGCCAAAACCATATCTTCCACATCTTTAGGATTCAACTTCTGTTGTATAATAGCATTAAGAATCATATTCAAAGCCTTTGCAAAATTAGTATTCATTCCCCAATCAGCACGTTTTACTGTAGCTACCATTTCAATAAAAGTATCTTTTCCACTTAAATTAACCCAAGAAGGAGTTGCACTAAATGTTAGAACTCTCTTACCTAGCATAGACTTTTCAGCAACACGAATTCCCAGTGCAATCGCAGCGTTAATTGGGTTCCCATTCATTGAACCAGAAACATCAACCATGGCAATCATCTTTCCTAGAGCTCCTGTTTGCTTTGAATTATCAAGCCATTGCGCGTTCAAAATTGCAGCCGAATCTGAATTATTCTGACTTTTTGCTAGTAATGATAATGCTTCCTTAGTAAAATCATTTAGACCAATTCTCTTGCCTTTAATTTCAACCTCACCCTTAACCGCCTTTTCCGAAAAATCCTTAAACTTTGCAGCACAAACAATTCGGTCTGCCAACTCATAACGTTGAGTTCCATTTTTCTTCACATTTAAGAAAGCATTCTTTTGCTTATGCATTGTAATTGAAGTCTGTTTTGATGGTTCAATATCAGCCCAATTAAAAGAACATTGTTTAATTTGAACAGTATCTAATTTCTTATTCAATGAAGAAATTAATTTACGGAACTCCATCTTTGACTTAATTATAGCTTTCTTTCTGGCATCATCGGTTTTTGCAGTCGCTTTATAATGAGAGAAATAGCGAACCGCCAACTCGTTAAATAATTCTTTACAAGATGACTTTTCACGCGGAACCCATTTTGCTGCAAGAGATGGAGTTTCACTTACAGAATCCTTCTTTAATTGTTCGATTATAAGTGCAGATGCATATTCAATAAGACGAGAGTTGTCCTTATTACTCTTATACAGAAACTTAATATCTTTCCAAGAGCCATATGGATGATAATCAGTTTCTTGCCCATCTGGAGGAAGAACAAACAATCTTAAAGCATACATAGCTAATTCAGGAGAATATTTATACCAAACATTTAGTAACATATATGACAATGCGTATTCACCCTTTCCATCAATAATATCACGTGTATGACCAATCATACGATACATAATTGACATATATTCTAAATATTCATCATGATTAATGGTGTTAGAATTATGTAAACAAATAATTTCGTTTAAGATTTTGTCTGTTTGTTCTGCTAATATCTTAATTATTTTCTCATCTTTTACCCTAGTCAATTGGAAGCTTAATTGAAGAATCTTTTCTCTAAAATTATTAGACCATGTATATTCAATAGTGCAATTTTCACCAATTTGAGAAGGGGTAAAATTATCAAGTGCAGAGATTAACGATGTCATTTCTAGGTTATCTTAATATGCTCTTATATCTTTAAGTTCTTTTTTTAGTATGTTTATTAGCATTTGATTTTACTTTTAATGTTTTTTTTGCTGTAGAATGGTTAGTTTTCGGTTGAAATATTATTAAAAGTTCATTAATATCGTGAAACATTGTTATTGATTTTTCAAGCCGAATATCGTCTAAATGCGTAATTGATTTCATAAATTGTGAACCTATATTTTGTTTATTACTTTTTATGAAAGTTTTCAAATGTGCCGGATCTAAATTAATATTGAATTTTAAAATATATAACAATGAATATTTCAGTTGATTAGATATAGAGTTGTGTTTAATAATCGATAATAATTCGTCTTTTTGTAAAATGCCGTGATGTTTAAGTAATACTTTGTCTTCTTTCACTTTTTCTATTTCATTATTAGTATTAATATAAATGAAATGAATTTTAATAAATGATAATTCTTCTGAATAATAATTTTTATATTCATTATCCAAATTAGTAAAATCGTTTATCCAAGAAATATCTAAATCTTCTAATGTATCATTTATATCCATATTGTGTTATATTTCTAACATATAATACAATATTTTTTTTAACTTATTATCTATTTTACTCTTCTTCCTCGTCTTCTTCCTCGTCTTCTTCCTTATAATCTTCTTCCTCATCCAAATCATCATTGTAAACAGGTGGTAACACAAACCTTTCTACATAAGAACCTTCACCATTTATAGAATCATAATTTTTCTCATAAAGTTCCCATTTATATTTCATTTCTTCAATAGCATAATCCATCGCGTCATTTAAGGATAAATTTGTATTTGTATTTGTATTTGTATTTGTATTGATTATTTTTCTGTTATTAAATGTTAATTTTGTCCAACCAAAAGGCACCATAATTGATTTTATATTAGTATCTTCAGTTTTTGCGTTTAATATATCTTTATATTTTGTAGAAGGTTCTGTAGAAGGTTCTGTAGAAGGTTCTGTTGTTGTTATTTCAAACACAAATGTATCCGCATTAACTACTGATTGCTCTTTTCTTGAAAACAGATTTCTTTTCGTTTTACTATATTCTCTTGTTTCGTTGTCTGAAAAACGAAATCTAGAATTGAATTTATTGGAATGGTTTCGCATTATATGCTATGTATTAAATGTGGGTGTTATATACATTATATTGCGGATTCTCTTTAAGCCGTTTTGCAAAATATACATTGAAACAACTTAAAGATATAATGATACTATATAACAATGCTTGTAAAACCTATTATGAATTCTATTAGATTATCTAAGTCACATTTTATCAGAAAATCTTATATGCATAATTCTGTTAAATTTGAAAATACTGAAGACTGTAAAATAGTCAAATCATTGCATAACGTAAATAAAACATTAAATAATATAGATGAGGGGTTAGAATTTATTATGTTTACACAAATAATGCAACTATGTTTAGTTGTTTTGGCAATGTAAAACAACTTAAAGGTATAATGATACTATATACTATGCTTGTAAAACCTATTATGATTTCTATTAGATTATCTAAGACACATTTTATCAGAAAATCTTATATACATAATTCTGTTAAATTTGAAAATACAGAACAATAAAAATACTCAATTCATTAAGTAATATAAACCAAAGTATTAATTTTGACATTTCAATTATAGTTGGATTGCAGGTCTCTAAAATATGTTTTTTTTCTACCTTTTATATAAAAAACAATTTAAAGAAAATAGAATATATGTATATGTCTCCTATCAGCAATATAATAATTTTCAGTATTTTTTATGTATAAAAACAAATGCGATATATATATTTACAGGAGACAGCATTAGGTTGGCAAAATGGATGGAGGACATACAGATAAGTAATTTATGTTTATTTTTTAATTTTATTCTAAGCCGTTTTTTGTGTTGTAGGAGGCGCCTCTAAAAAATTGATTTATTATTTTATATGTAAAATACTTATAAAACAATGAATCGCGGATTGTATTATTTCAAAAACATTATATTGAAAAACAAGGGTAAAGCTAATGATAGTAAAAAAATATATAATTTTACTATCATTAAAAATCGAAAAACTAATTATTTAACAATGAATAAAAGAAAAATAACAACTAGTTTTACACCTTTAGATGATAATAAAGGAAACCCAAGTATATTATTATTATTATGTAGTTTTATTTATTCAGTAAATAAAACTACATAAAAAAGTAATAATTATATTATATTTCATCAATATTAATGGTGTCTTCAATTGCGTCAGAATCTTCTACTTGTAATTTAATTTTCTCGGTCGTAGCTGACTTCATTTCTTGAATTATTTTTTCTCTCTCAAAGTCCATATCAGTACCGAAAACAAAATCGTCTTCTGTTTGTGAAGTTCCTAAATTAATTTTGGACACATCATTGGATTCTAGCATAGCCCAATTTTCACTTATAGTATCTTTCAACTTATGTTTATCCAAATCAGTATAGACCTCTAATAGGTCACATTGCTGAATTTTACATTTTCCTTTTGAAATGCTACTAGATTTTTCAGAAGGAACATCCCATTCTCTTAATCCAACTAAAACCCATTTCCCTCCTTCAACCATATTATCACGTTTACCTCTACCTGTAAATTTACCTCTAATATTTCCTAATCTAAGTATTCCATCAATGCAATGACAATGAAACATATTATTACCCAACATTTTGGTTGCTATTGCGTATATTTCGCCGTCATTTTCAGCTACACGCAATTTATTACTCTTACTAACACTAGTGTTTTTACGCGCAAATTTCTTATGTCCGGAACCACCGTGAGTATTTTTTACCATCCTATGTGTATTGTTATTATTACAACTATTCTTTAAGTATATTTCAATTTTATTTTTACACACCAAATACTTATTATACTTAACATGTTTTATCAATAGTAACTTCTTTAACGACATTGCTTATTATTTTATTTATATTTTTGTCTCCTTCTTCTTTTGTTAGTCCATTCATTGAATTACTAACAATTTTTAAATATAAATCGTTTTTTATCGAATTAGACTCAGAACAATCTGGATATTTATCTCTCCAATTTTTTATTTGTTTTATGTTTTCATTTGCTATCATTTTTATTGCTCTTGTTAGTATTGGCTTTTCATCTGTTTCCTTTGTCCATTCATTATTGTCTTTTATATACAATACTTCACGTTTTACATCAGAACAATGTAATGGACGCATATGTTGTTCTACATTATTTAAATTTTTCAAAACTATGTTAGTTATACCTTGAACATAACCCTGTCTACCAGTATGTTCTAAATCCTCCAAGTTTAACTTAATAGAATTAACAAAATCACTTATATTCATCGCATCTTTACATGTTTCGTTTAAAAATAGGTTTAAATTAAAAACTTTATTATTATTATGACTATTAGTGTTGTTAGTGGTATAATGAGTCCCATTTTCAACAACATTAATCAGTTTATCCGTATGTTTCAGTAGTATTTTAATCAAAGCATCTTTATCGAAATTTTTTATGTCTTCATCTGTAACACACTTTTTTTTATGTCGCCATAAACCCGTTCTATTTATATATATCTTATCACAATGCTCACAAATATATTTAGGTTTTATAATTTGCCCTTTTGCCCCTATATTGTTGCCATTTGTTGCCAAAATATGTTTAGCTGTGGAATTATGCCGTTCCCAACTGTACTTTTTAGAGCATATATAATCACATGACTCACAATAGAACGTAAAGTTGCCCTTTTTGCCCCCAATTTTGTTGCCGATTGTTGCCATATTGATGCTTAACAAAAAATCTTTAAGTATTTTACAAAACATATTTGAAAAAATATCGTAACAAACTTATTTTCTAAAAAATGAATTTTAGAGCATTATGGTCACACACACATTAACAACAACTTTTTCCAAAAGTTTTTTTGGATTTTCAATTTTGGACATTTATTTTTGTCCATTTTTGAAAACCCCATCGACTTTTTCAAAAATTTTTCAAAAAATCAAACCCACCGTTTTTATAATATACAATAAAAAATACAAACCATTATTGATATAAATTATATTTATTATATAAGTATTTTTACTAGACACGATTTATCGTAATCGTCCTTACTAAGAAAATTAATATTTTAATCCATCCACATCAAATTCATCCAATTCCTCATCATACACTTCAAATATACCATTTTTTTTATATTCTAATTGAAACCATTTCCAATCATACACTTTTTCTATAATTTGAATACTTTTATTTTGTGTTTCCTTTTTTTGTTCATCCGGTTCTAAACCATATAAACTATAAAATTGTTGCATCAAAACATCATCCGGAACTTCTTTAAATATTATTCTTTGTTTTGTATAATCAGGATATCCCCCATATTGATGTATGCGTTTAGACCATATTGGTGAAAATGCAGCATGATATTCCCAATTATACCAATATTTTTCTTGAATATTATATTTATTTCTTGTTAGTTTAAACAAACTTAACAATTTAGATTCATTAATTTCATGTATACATGATGCTTCTAATATTCTATAAGGTCTACACTTATTTGAACCAATCATAGGCGAAAATTGACTAATATCGTTTGGTTCAACATTAATATATACACTTCTTCCTTTTTTAAGTCCAACTTTCTTTGAAAACATTTGCATAATTTTTGCCAATAAAATTATATTTATATTATTATTAAATTTAGTAACAGTTATAAAGTCTTTTTTCATTTTACCTTTATGATTCACAGGTATAATTCCTTCTTGACAAAATATATCCAAACAAATAGCATAAATATCTATAGCAGAAATACATTTATTCATATTTAATATCCATTGCGCAATAGAACGAAAATCATTATTTATTATCCATTGTTTAAAATTACATATAGCGGTTTCAGTATCCGTTATTTTTTCTGTTGTGTTATGAAACACAATGTCTATTTCAAAGTTCTCACAAATGTTTCTTAACATGAATATATCGGTATTAAGTGGTCTAAAAAGTAGATCTTGAATAATTGAACTAACAATACAATGGTCGGGTTCTAACGACGAAATAAATTGTTTATGAGTTTTAAGTAAATATGCTTCATAACTTGGATTAAGAGTTGCAAAGAAGTCATAGTAAATTTTCCAAATCAAACTAAACAATTCGTGTTTAAATCCGCTATAATAAAGTTCATAAGCCCAAAATATAGCTGAATTACTTTTATTCAAGATAGATAGTAATAAAGCAATTCGAACTTCATCTTTAATATAAATATATTGTGTAAATATTAAGTCGGAACTAGGCAATGAAATATTAATTGTATCGTCTTTTAATAAATTCATAGTAAATAATAATATTTGTGTTTAGATGTTTATATAATTTTTATTTCAATTTTTTAAAGTAATTTAAGAAAAATTGCTATTGAATTATAAAATAATATTTATATATTATATAATGAGTTTAACTGGAGGTAAACGTAAAGTAAACAAAAGCCTTAAGGCGTGGGTTGCATTTGTTAAGAAAGTTCAAAGAGAAGAAAAACTTAGTTATAAAGATGCAATTCATCGTGCCAAGCAACGTAAAGACAAGGGTGAAAAATGGATGAAGGGTGGAAATTCTCCAACAGATGAAATACCTGATATGACGCCGACACCGGAAATAGACAATTATTTAATTGTTGAGGACGATGAATCTATAAACAAAAACAAAAATACGGTACAAGACGAAATGATGGGAGGTAGACGTAGACGTAGAACAATGCGTAGGTCAAGAGGTCGTGGCAGAGGAAGAACATCTAGAAGAGGACGTTCTAGATCTTCTCGTAGATATTAAACTAACAAGATAATAAATGAATAATTTCCATGTAATCTTTAGTTTCAATAATATCTAATAAAATATCAAATTGTATTGCTGTGTTTTCAATAGAATGCCTTTCATAGGGTATTAGATGAATGTTATGAACTAACAACTTCATAAAAAGTATTATGAATTTGTTTTTTATATTTATGGAACGTTGTATTCCAATTAAAATTCGTAAATATAAAATGCTTAAAGCATAATTATCCCAGGTATATGAATATTGTAATATATCAGACAAAATATAGTCATAAGATTTATTAACATATTTTGAAAAATATTTTATAGATTTATCTTTGTATGAACTAACAATAGTATTTCCAAAAATATTTAAAATAGTATGGTGGTTGATATGTTCATTAATAACTGTTTCAATATTATTAATAGAGAGACTATTTAGTTTGTTAGTTAGTAGATATGCAAGAATATGAAATTCTATAGGCCATTCCAAATAAGAAGGGTCATATTCTATTATAAATTGTTTTATATATTCGCGTATATTAGTATGTGAAAAATGTATAGAAAATGAAAAATTGGTGATTATAAAATAATTATTGTCATCAACGACAATGGAATTAAAATTAATATGATTATGAAAAATATGATGTGTAACTAACAAAGAAATGGAATGTAATAAGTATTTGTATGAATTTATAATAGTTAATAGATAATTTCGTGGTGATTTTAATGATTGTAAATAATTTTTAAATTCTATTAATTTTTTATTATGAAATTCTAATAAAATAGTGTCATCATTTTTTGAATATATATTATTTATTTGTTTAATAGTTTCCATATCAGTTATATCGTGTATATTTGTAAATTTTAATTGTGATTTATTTTCGTATAAATAAAACATTGTTTCTTTATCTTTTATATTAAGTAATTTAGATTGATTTGTTAGTTCGTTTTGTATAAAAAAGTTGTTGCGATAAAGTTTATGTTTTTTGTCTTTTTTTGTTGGTTTAATTTCATATTCATTGAAAAAATAAAATACACATCTATCTATCATTTATATTTCATATTAATAAAAATATAAATATGTTACTTATTCTTGATTTGCGTTAGCATAAAATATCTATTTTTATAAGTTTTCTTAATCTTATCTTCGATTAATTCGGTATCTTTAACGCCTTGTTCGAATATTTTAAGAACTGATTCTTTAAGAATATCTTTATTTGACTTGCAAAACATAATGAATCCTGTTTTTGGTTGATAATCGGTGTTAAATATGTTTTCTAGAATATGTTCATCCATAAGTTTCAATAATTCATGATTTACGGTAATATATTGTCTACGTTGTTTAGGTTCCTTTTTAACAGGATTTTTCTTTCTAAAATAATATCGTGCGCTTTTGAACATTTTATCAAGCACATTGCCGTCATACCCTAAATCAATTAGTCGTTTAGTTTCATTATTAATGATATCATCATTTTCTTCAGTCCATAGTTTCCAGGCTTCTTTGAAATCCTTGCGTTCATCATATTGATGAATTTTGGAGAATTTATATAATTCATCTATAAAATCTTCTGTAAATTTAAATCTGTAAATAATATTAGGTAACTTATATTCTTGTTCAGTAGTATCATCGTTTCTATTATATATATGTAATGTTTTAATGTTATCTTCTACTGAATAAATACTGTCATTGGTTAACCCATTTTGTGACGTCATATTATATGAATTACAATAGTTATATAAGTAATTTTGCAATTCAATTTTTTGTTTATGGTGAATAATATATAGTAAAACAACTTAAAGAACACTACTTTAAATTGTTTTACTATATATTATAAATTTTGGCTTAAAGACTTTATACACCTTTTCTCATTTAAAACGCCCATTTACCCTTTGGGAGAGAGAAATCATAAATAATTCTTCTTGATTTTTCGTGTTTTGTTTTTATTGGATACATATTTTTCTTTCGGTATTTCTCTTATCACTTTTGTTATATTTTCCTTTAATTATCCCATTTTACAAGTTCTAAAATCTTCAAGGTTGTAAAATATTGAAATCAATTAGATTACCAACAGAAGAATTAGATAAATTACAAAAAAATAATAATATAATTTATATTATGATGAGTAACGACACGAATCATCGCGGAGTTAATACATTCACAATTACTTCACAACCTTTTTATGATCAATATAATCAGTGTTATAAAAATATATTATCAGTTAATCTTGAACCAAATGGACCATTAAAATATCTAGTTCGAAGATTACAATTACCTAGATTATCGCCTTTTCAAAGAGACACTCCATGTAATCCACTTCCAAAATGCGGGCTGGCATTAGCAAGTTTACAAGGTTTTAATTCAACATGTTGTAAATATAATTCAGGATGTAATTTAATGACACCTGATGAAATACCTAATTTAATTACATTTTTATTGGGTAATGGATATCAAATTGAAACACAATTAACTAACATGTTAAATCAAAGTGAAATTAAATTGACGAATAAACAAATAGCATTTGCAGTAACATATTATTCAGGTAATCAACCAAATATTACTTATATGCGATAAATATTATGGTAAAAAATTGAATTAGTTTTATATTAAAAACAAAGTTATAAAACTAATATAATGAATCGGGTTGAAATAGAACATGAATTAGGATTAGAATTGCCTAATAATTTTGATAATTATGATGAACAAACACAAAAAATGATAATAAATTATTTGAATCATTTAGATATAATAGAAAGAAAAGCTTATTCAATTGGAAGAATACATTTAGGTTCATCATTTAATATCATTAAAAGCAATGGATTCGTCGAATGGAAGAAAAAACAAACATCATAAATTATCTATATTTGTGTCTTGTAATATTATTATTTATATGTTTTTTTATTTTTTGACTTTTAATTGATGATAAAAATTCTATTCTAGATTTATTAATACGGCCACCAATCATTAATGCCTCTTTGTTATATTTTTTTAATTTTCCACCAGCAGTTTGATTTATGACATTTGGATTTATATTTGATTGTAATCGTTCCATATTTTGTTCTGTTCCTTGAACAATTTCTGACGCCGCTTTTATAGATGATGATGCTGCATTAGCAGTTGCATTAAACGCCTCTAATGCACTCAATATTGTTCTTGGTATTCCTATAATTGGACCACCGACATCCTCAGCAATATTTACAAGTGTTCCTAGACCGGAACGCATTGCTTTATCTGCTTCTTTTGTAATTACAGGTAACATTTTATCAGCAGTTTTTTCGATAACTGGTGCGGCTGCTTCAATTAACAATTCTCCATATTTTCCGGCATTTGATAATATTTCCTTTGTTTTTTGAATATTAGCTGGATTAGATATAGCTTCTTGTACGTCATTTAATTTATTGTTAATAGATTGTGGGTTGTCTATATCAACCCCAATTGAATCACCAACACTATCAATTGCTTTAACGGCTGCTCCTTCTACTAGATTGCTTGTATTTTCTATTATAGGTCCAACTACAGGTATTTCATTTATACTAGGTAATTCTAATGCATTCTGTTTTTGAATATCATTCATTATATCGGTTACTGGTTTGTTTGTATTGATTCCTCCATGCATCAATTTTCTAGAGCGTCTTTTAATATAATTTTTTTTATATGACTTTTTTGTTCTACAAACCATAATATAATATATCTATTTTTTATTTTTGTTGTTCTTGAAGCATTTTCTTAAAATCAGAATAAGATAAAGTTAAATTCTTATCAAATTTTTGTCTATGTATTTTCTTTAAAAGATTTAAATTAGTTAATCGTCCTTCCCATGTATACCTATTTGCATTTTCTTTTAGTATTTGTTTTTCAGTTTGAATATGTACATCAGGTAAATTTGCTTTTATTTGAGGTGGTAAAACAGTAGAAGTGTTAGTTCTATTTTTAATTGGTTTACTTGTAGATTGTTTAGAAGTATTATTGTTATAATTTTTAAATTGTGCAAATATATTTTTAGTATTATTTTTCTTATTTTCTTCCTTTTTTTTAGTTTCATCATCAAATTTGATTTCTGCCTTTTTTAATTCTTCTTCAATATCTACAAATATTGGTTTACAACAATAAGTTAAAACATATTTTCTACCAACTGGTTCCAAATATCTATATGGAATAGATTTATTACTAAAATATTCAAAGGATTTTTTATCATTATTATATCTCATATAAATATTTCCTAATGGAGTATATTCCATCACATAATTATTTATACAATTATTTAATTTTGTGTTAATCATTTCATCACGTGCTTGTTTATGTATTTCATCATCGGTCATAACCATTTGTTCGGCTTCGTCCATTTGTTTTAATAATTGTGTATTATGTTCAATTAAATTATTATATAATTCTTCAATATCAAACTCATCTGGGTCTTCTTTATATTGCTGTTCAATATTAAAAAATGTGATTAATTGTTTAATTAGAAAATCATTTGTAAAATCAAGTGTGAATTTTTTTATTTCACTTATTTTAGTTAATTTTTCTTGAATGGTATTAATTGTGTTGAATCTAGATTTTTCATAATCTAGCCGAATTTTGATATATTCTTCTTTTTCTTGTTCTAACTCGTAATTAGTAAATATAAATTCATTTGGCATTTGTTTAAATTTTTCTAAATATTTATCTTCATATTTTGGTTCTGTTTTTGTAATTATATGGGTTTCATCATTTTTTATGCTTCCTTCCTTGTTAACATTATAAATGGTATCATAATATAATAAATTGTATAAATATAAAAAAGTTGTTTTTGATTTAAATAAAATCATAAAAAACATAAATTGAATAAATAACAGTTCTGTTATACTATACATTAAGTATAGTAATGTAATATATTTAAGTTCTTTATATCAATACTTCTTTTTCTCTTTGTGTAAAAAGTTCTAACATTTCTTTTGTTAAAATGGGGACTTCCAATAATTCATAATTTTCCGTTTTATTATCTGGATGCAATTTTACAAGATACAAATCTCTAACTATTTTACCATATTTACGTTCCAATATTGATTTATATGTATTTAATTGTAATGCATAATGCCAAAAATTCGTATCCGGAATATGTTCAATTAAAGGATTACATGCAAACTTATTCCATGTATTAATAACGGTAATATCTTTGCTACGTTTCCAATCGTATATCGATAATGTTCCGTCTGGATTTTCATAAACCATGTCTATTGAACCCGCTAATTTTAAATCTTCATCAAATATCATCCATTCTGTTCTATATGGTTTAAAATCTTGATGGTCTCCAACAAATCTAATAAAATATTCCCATTCTGTTTGTTTATCTAGCTCATCCATATTTCCACTAATATAAAGTTTGTATAAATCTTTATGTGTATATTCAATTGTAAAACTTGGATTATTCATAAATAATTCAATATTTTCATGTAAATTTGTCCCTGCACCAGACACATACTCACTATTAGATTTCCAACTACTTTTTATTTGTTCAGCAGTCATTCCCCAATACTTATGTTCTGGACCCCAACCTTTACTTTTAAAAATATTTTCTATGATAGCATCAGCATCAAATTTTGGAAAATGTGCATGGTTCCATGATGTTACAGACGTGTATTTTGATTTTGGGTCACAACTAATCTCATATTTATGACCTTTGCTGTAAAATTTTATAAATTTGTCGCGGGGATGTGGAAATTTGTGTTTTAATATTATTTTTGATGACATTTATTATAATATCAAATAGTCTTTATACTATTATAATAGACATTTAATATATTCAATTTTATTTATTTTCCAATATTTTTACTCGCTCTTTAAGTTCTTGTATTTCTTTGATTAATATTCCTATTAATCCATTATAATTTACTGATTGATATTGATTTCCATCTTTTTCACCTTCTACTAAAAATGGATATTCTTCTTGTAATTCATGCGCAATTAAACCTATACTTAATTTATTTCCTTCATTAAATTTAAATACAACCGGTTTTAATTTATCTACCGAATATTCATTTAAACTCAATGGTATTATGTCTTTTTTTATTCGATAATCAGATGAAGCAGACACTGTAGAAAAAACAGCATTTCCTGTAGGATCTATTAGCCAAAAATTTTGTCCTTGTGACCCATTATAATAAGATAATTGACCAGTATTTGTAAATGAAAAATAATAGTTATTATTTTGAGGGGTGACAATATCTACAACATCATTGTCTCCGAATTGAGTTCCATAAACACTTAATGTAGTTACATTTGATTGTTCTATTGGATTTAAATATAATAATGTATTTTGTTCTGGTTGCGTGCCAATTCCAACGGAGTCTTCATAATAAATAGAATTTGAAATAATACCACTATTCCAATAATTTGTTCCTGTTTGACCAATTTGTCCTTGATAACCCTGATAACCCTGATAGCCTTGTGACCCTTGATAGCCTTGATAGCCTTGATAGCCTTGTGACCCTTGGCTACCAGTTCCTGTTTGTCCTTGATAGCCTTGATAACCCTGATACCCTTGTGACCCTTGGCTACCAGTTCCTGTTTGTCCTTGATAGCCTTGATAACCCTGATACCCTTGTGAACCTTGTGGACCTATGTTAGTGGCTGTGCTCATAGACGAACCATCTTGAAAATAAATAGTTCCCGTATGTAAAAGAGAATTACCACTCATATCAATATGACAAGCAGATACTTCTTTAGAATTTTCTAAGCCGGTATATTTTGTAGTATTTGTTTTTTGAGAATTTGAAATATAGCTTCTTATAATACTATTATTAGCAGAAAAATTTAATCCTCCATATCTTCTAAAACTTGACATCTAATATAACAGTATTTAAATATTTTACGATTATTCTTAATTATTTATTATAGTAATGATGTGTACGTTTAGTTTTTCTTCTTTTATAATGTTTCCTTTTATGTTTACGACTTTTAGGTTGTATTAAAGCACCCTCTAAAGTAATAGGTTTTAAAAAATCATTTGTCAACCTTTGTTCAAGAGGTATGTCAATAGGTTGAATTCCGAAAAGTTGTCTAATATCGTTGTTAGTTAATTGAATGCTAACAAGTTCTCTGTTCCCATTATTATTGATGTCTACATCAATCACTGCAATTTTTCCGTCATAATCTCCTTTCCATTTAATTTCATTTTCTAAAATATCATTATTATTTCGAACAAAAGTTTTAGTAAAACCATAATTTTGAATTTGTGAAGTCATTATATTTAAAGTATATATTATTTTTCACTTGTATTGTATTCACAATTATTCATTTTAGTTAGTCATGTAAAAATAAAATAATATATAATTGTATTATATGCAATTAAATATAACAGAGTTAGATAATACCGATTTCGGTATAGAATATGAAAAAATACCTGAAAATTTGCCTCAACCAAAAATAAACGTTGTTAAGAAAGGAGTGCATTTTGAAGAAAATTATAAATATAAACCTATACATCAACCAATACCAACTGTAAATGCAAAAATGGTAAGACAGAAAATACAACCACAAAAACCAAAAATTTCTTATGAAGATATTTTATCAAAAATGGGAATGTTTGTTTCTGATGGTAAATTACATTTAGTAGATAGAAATATTTTAACACCACAACAGGAACAGTTATTACAACATGAACCACAATTTATACAACCTAAACCAAAAACAACAGAACAACATATTCCAAAAAATAGTTATATTTACAATAAATATTTTAAAGATGATATGCCAACCCAACCTAATATAAAAAGACCTAGAACTTTACATGAATATACAATGATGTTAGTTGATGACTATATTGAAAAACATAGAATAAAACAAATGAAAACGAAAAAACTTGTAATGCCTACAAACAAATATTAATATGGTATCTGTAAATTCAAGTAATTTACACCCTTGAAGATTTTAGAACTTGTAAAAATGTGACAATTAATAATATCCCTTTACTTTGACAACTTTTATATCATTTATTAATATGTTATTGTATATTAAATCGCCAATTTTAATAGTATGTTCTGTATTTTTATTTGTTAATCTATTTAATGTGATGTACATTTGCAATTTATTTGAATAACATATTACATTTCTTCTATTAGGTCTATAATCATCATGAACAAATAATTTAAAACCATTTATTTCAACTATTCTATCAGTATCCAATAAAATTGTTTGATTATTACCCATTTATATTATATTTTGTATATTTTATTATGTTTAAATCTTAAATGATGTAAATAAATTATTTAGTTTTTCTCAAAGATAAATAATATAATTGAATTATATGAATAAACATAAAAAGAAAACAAAAAAAATATTACAAGATTTCATAATTATCGAAGATACACCAACCTCATCAAATAAAACATTAAAATTATATTCTTCAAAAAAACATAGATGTAAAAAAGGTACACAAAAATATAAACCACTTGGTATTGGTTGTTTTAAAAAAGAAGATATCGATAATTTTAAAATTAATAAAAAATCAAAATCAAAGGAAATAATAGATTTTGAAGAAATAATAGAAATAACACCGCCTATTAAAAAAAGAATTGAAATAAATTTTAAAAAGAAAAACTTATCAAAAAGACGTTTAAAGACACCAGTTGAATTAGAAATAATGGATGAAAAAAAAAGATATAATGAAGAATTTATCGATTTAATGGATAAATTAAACACTATTATGATGAAACAGGGTGAGCCGTTTAGAGCTCGTGCTTATCAAAAAGCTCAAGAAACTATTATGACTTATCCAAGTGATATTTATAATCCGAATCAATTAAAAGGATTACCAGGAATTGGTTCAACTATAATGGATAAATTAATTGAATATGTTGATACAGGTACATTACGAATATTAGAAAGAGAAAAAACAAATCCAATAAATATATTGTCTGATATATATGGTGTTGGGCCAAAGAAAGCACAAGAATTAGTGACAGCTGGTATAACAAATATAGATGAATTGCGTTTAAGACAAGATGAACTGTTAAATGATATACAAAAGATAGGTTTAAAATATTATGAACAAATTCAAGAACGAATTCCTAGATCAGAAATAGAAGAATTTGAAGTTATTTTTAAAGATATTTTTGCAAACATAGCAAAGGTATCTCCTGATGCTATGTTTGAAATTGTTGGTTCATATCGTCGTGGTTCTCAAACATCTGGTGATATTGATGTAATTATTACCGGTAAAAGTGGTATTGTATATAAAGCATTTGTAGATGAATTAATAAAATCAGGAATTATTTTAGAGGTGTTATCTCGTGGTCAATCAAAGACATTAGTTATTGCTAAACTACATGGTGAACGTGTAGCAAGACGTGTTGATTTCTTATATGCTCCTCCAGATGAGTTCTCATTTGCAATTTTGTATTTTACTGGTTCTAAAATATTTAATACCGTAATGAGACAGTATGGTTTAGATAAAGGTTATACATTTAACGAGCATGGTATATATAAATTTGAAAATAAAAAAAAGGGAGAAAAAGTAAAAAGAGAATTTAAGAAAGAAAAAGATATATTTGATTTTCTTGGTCTTCAATACAAAACACCGAATGAACGTAAAGATGGGAGAGCGGTTGTAATTGTGGAACCAAAAACGACGGAACACGTGGAACCAAAATTGCCAGACATAGAAATTATACCGGTAAAAAAATCAAAAACACTCAAACGAAAAATGAACCCAGAATTAATTATTGATACTGACAATGATATAGAAATTATTATGTCATACAATGAATCTAACATTTTAGATATTATTCATAATTTCAAACATAATGGCATTTCAGTTCTTGAATCTTTAAATGAAAAACAATTATCAGATATTATTCATATCGCAAACACAAAATATTATAATCAAATTCCTGTTTTAACCGATAACCAATATGATATTGTAAAAGAATTTATTGAACATAAATTTCCAAATAATACCGCCATTGGAGAAATTGGAGCAGAAGTTGAACGAAATAAAGTTAAATTACCTTACGAAATGGCTTCTATGGATAAAATTAAACCAGATACCGGAGCACTTTCTTCTTGGATGAGCAAATATACCGGTTCATATGTATTATCTTGCAAACTCGATGGAGTAAGTGGATTGTATACAAATTATGATATACCTAAATTATATACAAGAGGTAACGGCAAATATGGACAAGATGTAAGTCATTTAATACCATTTCTTCGTTTACCAAAAACAACAGGGGTTGTTATTCGTGGCGAATTTATTATTCCTAAACAAATATTTGAACAAAAATATAAAACAACTTTTGCCAATCCAAGAAATATGGTTGCCGGTATTGTGAATCATAAACATATTAGTGAAGCAGTTGTCGACCTTCATTTTGTAGCATATGAAGTTATTATGCCAGAATTATCTCCATCAAATCAAATGGATTATTTAGGAACTATTAATGTTGAACGAGTATTATGTAAAACAGTAGACACATTGTCAAATGAATTATTATCAAATTTGTTAGTTGAATGGCGAAACACATATATGTATGAAATTGATGGAATCATTGTAACAAATGATAAAATTTATCCTAGAAAATCGGGAAATCCAGAACATGCGTTTGCATTTAAAATGGTTTTATCCGAACAAATTGCAGAAGCTAAAGTTGTTGATGTTTTATGGACACCAAGTAAAGACGGATATTTAAAACCACGTGTTCAAATTGAGCCCATTAAATTAGGAGGTGTTACCATTGAGTATGCCACTGGATTTAATGCAGCATTTATTAAAGACAATAATATTGGAATAGGAACAACTATAGAACTCATTAGAAGTGGCGATGTTATTCCGTATATTAAATCTGTTACAGTGCCTTCTGATGAACCAAAAATGCCATCAGTTCCATATAAATGGAATGATACACATGTAGATATTATGCTAGAAAATGCATTTGAAGACCCAATAGTTAAAGAAAAAAACATTACTGGATTCTTTAGAGGTATTGGTGTTGAAGGACTCAGTTCTGGAAATATAACACGATTAATTAACGCAGGTCATGATACAGTTCCTGATATTATTACTATGACGGAGACGGATTTCTTGCAAGTCGATGGATTTAAAACAAAAATGGCTAATAAAATTTATACAGGAATACAACAAAAGATAAATGAATCATCTATTGTTAATTTGATGGCTGCTTCTAATATATTTGGACGCGGGTTTAGCGAAAAAAGATTAGAACTTATTATGAATGAGTTACCTGATATACTATTAACTACTGATAATAATACAAAAAAAATTCAAGATGTTAGTTCAATTAAAGGGATGGCTACAAAAACGGCTGAAGCATTTGTAGCAAAAATTGACGATTTCAAAGATTTCCTGACTGAATGCGGATTAGAAGATAAATTATACACATCTGTAAAAGAAAAATCGGTTGATAAAACACACCCATTATTTGGAAAAAGTGTGGTATTAACAGGAACACGTGATAAAGATGTAATAGAATATTTAAAAACCATTGGTGCAAATCAAGGTTCAAGTGTCAGTAAGAGTACATACTTAGTAGTAGCAAAAAATAAAGATGAAGATACTGGAAAGGCAGAAGAAGCAAGAAAATTAAATGTTCCAATCATGTCTGTAGCTGAATTTATTAAAACGTATATAAATAAGTAAAATAAGTGATTAAATTAATAGGTCAATATTATATGTTGAATAATTCATATAATATTTTAACAAATTTAGATATTGATAAAATATATAATGTAAAATATGTAATACTTTTTTGTATAATTTTTTTATTTGTTAGTATGATATTATTTATATTTGTTAGTTACTTTGTTTTAAAAATGTTAAAAGTTAGTGTTGATAATAATAATATACTCTTTTATCAATATAACAAAAAGAGCCAAAAAATATTAGACTTATATGGAAATTACAAACTAACAAAAATATATCTTATAAGACAACCTTTTAGTAAATTTATTACTTTTTTATTAAACATATTAACCTTTTATAATTATGAAAAATTAATTAATGAATCACAAGATAATTTTCCATATCATACATTAATAGTTTTTGAAATAATGTTAGAAAATGGAATGAAAAAACTGTTATTACTTGAAAAAAATAACTGTATTAATATTTCTGAAAACTTTTTTATAAATCATTTACAAGATATGAAAGAATTAAAAATAAACAAACATTATAGTATTAATCAAATTTTAAATGAAACACAAAAACGGTTGGGAAATGCAAAATATTTTAATTGGCATTTATATAAAAATAATTGTCAAGGATTTACAAAAGAAATATTAAAAACAATTGGCAAATATAACAGAACTAACAAAGAATTTATATTTCGAGATAAATTATGTAAAATAATTATACCTTCTGAATTTACATTACATATAGGAAATTGTCTGTGTGTGTTTTATAATATGATTGAAAAATATATATATGATAGCAATATTTTCAATTAAATTACCGTTGATTTTTTATTAATCATAGTTTCAAATGGAATATTATCTTTACTTAAATAATTATGAACTTTAATTATTAGCCAAATTAAAAATCCTAAAATAATAAATCCTATTACATAATGAATTATAGCAAATAAAGTATCCAACATATAATAAATATTAATATTAAAAAACATAATAAAAATATTATATCTTATACTATTATAATATGCAACTAATATTGTTGTTTTCTCTTTTCGCTACTGTTTTTTGTCAAGTAAATGTAAATCTTAGAGGTGGAACTAGTGATTTAATATTTAATAATCATTCTTTCCATTGGAATAAATTTATTGATTTTCAAGATAGATTTAATAAACATTACTCCAGTCTTGAAGAATTAGAAATTCGTTTTGATATTTTCAGAGAAAATTTTATTAATATTTTAATTCATAATGCTGATGCTAGTCAAAATTTTACCATGGGTATAAATCAATTCACAGATTTAACTCCCGAAGAATTTAAGGCTCAATACATTAGTGGATTAAAGACTGATATTTATTCTTATGGGTGTCAGACTTTTTCATCTAGTGCTTCTGGTGCTCCATCTTCTATTGATTGGATAACCAAGGGTGCCGTAACATCCGTAAAAGATCAAGGTCAATGTGGTTCTTGTTGGACTTTTTCTGCTACTGGAGCTGTTGAAGGCGCTTGGGCTATTTCCAAGGGACAATTACTTGATTTATCTGAACAAGAATTAGTAGATTGTGCTACAGGAATTGTTTATGGGTCACATGGTTGTTCAGGTGGACAAATGGAAGGTGCATTCAAATATATAATTTCAAATGGTCAATGTGCTTTGTCGTCATATCAATATACCGCAAAGGACGGTTCTTGCAAAACATGCTCTGCTGTTGCTCATATTAGTTCTTGTTGGGATGTAAAACCAAATGACCAAATTTCATTAAAGGCAGCTGTAGCTAAACAACCAGTTGCTATTGCCATCTCGGCAGACACAAAGTTATTCCAATCATATTCTAGTGGTGTTATTACTTCTGAGAGTTGTTATACAAGTTTAGACCATGGTGTGTTAATTGTTGGTTATGGAACGGAGAATGGTCAGGATTATTGGTTGGTTAAAAATAGTTGGGGAACTACGTGGGGAATGGGTGGATATGTGAAAATTGCAAAATCATCATCAACAAATGATCCAGGTATATGCGGTATTGCAAAGCAACCTAGTTTTCCTAGCGTGTAAACTATAATATAATAATATAAATACAAAATAATATTATATAATGGGTAATTTTATTTGGATACACCTTTCCTAAAGGTGAAAAAATGGTTCATTTGTAATTAACGAAAATAATCTATATCTAAAATTCAAAGTCAAATTCAATTGTTTTCAAATCTGTTTTCAAGTAATTAAATAAACCATTTTTTATTCTACTCAAATTATTGTCTTGCGTAAAACTAATATTCATTAATTTAATAACCGCTTTATTAAACAATATGGATATTTTGTCATTATCATCGAATTTATGTTGATTCACTGATTTCCATTTTGTCAATTCTCTAATCATACCGTTTTGAACAGTTTTTAGAATCAAAATCATATCTTCAAAAAGCAATTGTCTCCATTCGGGTGTTCCATCTTCTTTTTTATCACAAATATAAAAGACGCAATTTTTTTGTGTAAAACAGCATATGGGGTAAACGAAATCTGTTTTTTCGCTTAAATTATCTTCAAAAATCAGTTGAATAGTATGAAATAACGTATTTTCAATCAAGTTTTCAAAATGCTCCGGTTTCACTACTAAATAAGTTTTTACCCATTCTAAAAACCCAATAGTAGGTGTTACATTTGTATTTAACCACATTAATACATTTATTTTTCGTTTTTTTTTATCAACCCATTTTTTCATTTGTTCCATTTTTTCTTCCATTTTCATCAATTTTAATGCTAATTCTTGGACAATTTTAACCAATTGAATATGTGTTGGAATATCTCCTAGTTCATCTAATTCTATTTTATGCTCACGTTTTGTCTTCATTTTAAACTCACATAAAATAAGATGCTTATCTAATGATGATTTTTTAGTATATTGTTTATTACAAACAATACAACAATATTTACTAGATAAAGCTTCTGATAAATCCATGTTTATTATAACTCGTTATTTATATAATATAATTAATTCAATTTTTTCGTTATTTTTATAATAAAATAATTGTCTATATAAATGACTAGTAAAAGTTTATTAGGTATTAATTTATTAAGTCCTGTCTTATTTTATCAAAATCCAATTGATATTTATCAAACACAAAACGGTAGCACACAAGTAAATGGTGGAGGTCCATGTGATATAATGTGTAGTAGAAGATGTAATCAAAATTTAGCCAGAAATGATCCATCATCACAATATCAAAGACAAAAATTAATTCAAAATACAGTAAGAGTATATGCGTCATTATACACAATGAATTTAGCCGGGTTGTCTGGTTATCAAAAACCATTAAAAACATCTCAAATTGTTGAGCAAAATGGGACACCTTATATAGCTCCTGCTAATACTTATTGGAATCAAATGAGTGATCGTGCTAGACCATCAAATCAAATAACAAAAATAGCATCTGGTTCAACATATCATACAAGTAGCACAAGACATACAATTACTCGAAATAGGCCAGGGGCAATGTCTCCTGGTGGTATTGGTGTTGATATTAAACATAATTCATATGACCGTTATTTGAATAAGTTAAAAGGTAAGGCTCCACTTAGAAGAGGTATAATACCTCCTGGTTATGGATTACCAATACCATTTAATAGGGCATATCCGGTGTATGGTGGTAAAATAGTGAAAACAAGTATTATAAATGGGTGTGATTGTCCTGATATAACAGATAATTCAGAACAAGATAAAATAATATATGGGTCTGTGTCAAATGCAATGCAAGACCAAATTTTATCAGTTAAATATGAGTTTCATGTAGGAGATTATGTATTAGCACACAAAAATATAATAGATAGTAAATTATATAAAGCAGAAATAATAAATATAAATGAGAATTATACAGTAAAATTTGAAGATGGCATTACTAGAGAATTGGCGTATTGTGAATTAATAATTTATCATGTTCGTGATTGTGATATTTTGTTGCCTATAAAAGAACAAATAGTAAATAATATTAATAATCAAAATACTGTAAAAAATGGTTTAGATGCTGAAATACAATTATATTGTAATTTATTAGATTTAGTTGCAACAGAAGGCTCGTAAAAATAAAATGTAAAATTAAAATATTTGTAAATAATATATGAATCGTTTTAAAATGATATTTAATAATTCTGGAAGTGTTAGTCCTCAATTGATTACTTCCAATTTAGGAAGTGGTATCCATGCTCCTCAGCAAAGAAATATGAGTTTAAATGCTCCTATGATTGACCGTGTGCATAAAGCTAGACCTGGTTGTAGTGCATGTGGTAAAAAAGTGGCTTAAATAGTGTTAATATAATAAGTCTATTTTTTATTATATTAACTAATAGTATAATGTCAAATATATTTAACGGTGCCATACTTGAAAATTCATCAAACAGTAATGTAACAGCTTATCCACAAAATTTATTACATCGTTCAGGAAATTATATAACCATGTTTGATACTACCCTTTTACCATATAATAAAACCTTTAATGGATGTTCTAATACATTATGTTATACATCATCAAAGGGAACATTTATATATAAACCCCATACTGCATATGGTATGGTAGGAACTTCATCAGCTGCATATTTGGGACGCAGAAAAAGACTATAAAATTATGTTACTGCTTCAAAATCAATATTTTCGCAACAGTTTATTGTAGCAATTGGGATAGCTTCAACCATAACTGCTTCCACGAGGGGTGTCGTAATTGGTACCACATATGCCTCCGGAAGTCTTTCAACATTATTTCGTTCAATTTCTTCCTCCGTCATACGTTTATTATTTTCTTCTTCTAATAATTCATAAAAATCCTGCACCTTTTTATTGATTCTAACTCTTTTCGCATCAAATGAACTCAAATACAACCCTTCTAAGCTTTTTACACGAGATAATGCCACATATGTTTGACCACACTCAAATATACCTGAACCTGCATCTACTTCAGCTATATCTAATGTTGAACCCTGAGCTTTATGTATTGTTAGTGCCCAAGCTAATATCAACGGAACTTGCGAAACACCTATTCCCGGAATTAATTCGCTTCCCCATACGTGATAATTCATTGTCATTTGATACCCATTTTTATATTTTACTATTGGCAACCCTTGCGGACTTATATCAACTACAATTCCTTGCGCTCCATTACATAAAATATCACCATTATCTAATTGAATATTCACAATACACATCACTTGCGCACCTATTTTTAGCTTAACTGTTTCGTCACATCGCAAATTCCCTTGTAAATACAACAATTCAGTATGTATTTGTTCAATAGTAAACCCTAGTCTTGTTGTTTTTTCGGCAGAAGTCATTTCCAAATCAAAATGATATTTTATTTTATATTCATATTCTATACCACCTAATTTATTCATTTCGGTAACATTAATATAATCTACTTTGTTACGTGTTGGAAATAATTTTGTAGGTCGAATTTGACATTCCGTACTCAATTCTCGTTCTATTTGTTGTAATAATACTTCATTAGAAGACCTTTTTAATCGTCCTTCTCTAATTTGATTTAATATACGCTGATATAATGGGTCATTTTGTCTGAAAATCTTATATAATGAAACATGGTCAACCAATTTAAATGTTTCAAACCATAACGGTGATTCGAAACAAAATTTCATAGTTTCTGGCTCTTCTTTTACTCCAACTGGAGGTAACTGATAAAAATCTCCTGAAAATATTACTTGAATACCACCAAACGGCTTTGAATTACGACGAACTGCCTTACCAATTGCATCCAACATTTCAAATAATTTTTGAGACATCATTGATACCTCATCAATAATCAAAATATCAGTACCTTTCCAAGTTGCCTTTGCGTATCTATTTTTCATTATCTTATTAACATTATTTTCAATTGTTCCATTTCCTAATCCTATTCCCGCCCAAGAATGAACCGTTTTTGCTTTACATTCTAGTAAAACAGCAGCACAACCAGTTAAAGCGCATACTTGTATATCTATACATTTTTTATACGCATCGGCTTGAATATGACGAATTAAAGCGGTTTTTCCTGTACCCCCCGGTCCAGTAATAAATATGTTTTTTCCTTCAATATATTTATTATATGCCTTTTTTTGCTCTTTTGAAAATTGCATCTATATTTTTATACATTATTATTGTTGTATTATTTAATTCAATTTTTTATAACATATAGCTGGGTTATAACACTCATCTCCCTTTTAAGTTCTTGTATTTCTTTTATCAATATTCCAATTAAACCATTATAATTTACAGATTGAGTTGTTTCACCATCTTTTTCTCCTTCCACTAAACAAGGATAATGTTCTTGCAATTCGTGTGCTATTAATCCTATACTTTCCTTATTATTATCCTTAAATTTAAATACAACCGGATTTAATTTATCAACCGAATATTCATTTAATTTTAACTGTTTTATATCTTTTTTAATACGATAATCCGATGAAGCTGTCACTGTATTGAATGTAGCATTTCCTGATGCCACAATATTACCACTTATATCCAAAGCTTGTTGTGGTTGTCCGTTATTTATTCCTATATAACCTAAATTTGACATTGTTAGTTGTCCATCTGTTGTAACAAGATAAATATATGAACCACTATTGTTATTTACAATATTTAAACCATTACTACTCCCTTGATATATTTGCGAATTATTTAGATTAATTGTTCCATTTACGTTTAATGATTCACTAACGTTTAAATAACCATTGTTAGTTACTATGTTTACATTTGTACCATCACAAGTGACCGATGTTGTTGCTGTAGAGGTTGTTCCACCGAATCCCATAGATACATTTGATTGGCCAATTAACACTGCTGAATAAGTATCACTCCAAGTTGATAGTTGTAAAACACCAATGGCTTCTGATACTGTGGCACCTTGATTAGCAAGTATAACTGAATTACCTAATGATGTAGCCGGATTCCACCAACTACTCCCGCTATAAGGCGCAAAAAGAATATTAGAATTACTAGGTAAGTCGGTTATTTCAAGACTTGGTATAGATGGTTGAGGCGAGATACTAGAAAAACTGGTTTCTATTGATACTTCATCACCATTATATTGAAGTATATTGTATCCTTCATAATCTGGATTAGACACAAGTTGCCAATAATTACTTCCACCACCTTGTGACCCTTGTGGACCTTGTGAACCTTGCGGTCCTTGACTACCAGTTCCTGTTTGTCCTTGATAACCCTGATACCCTTGTTGTCCTTGATAACCCTGATACCCTTGTTGTCCTTGATAACCTTGATAACCTTGTTGGCCTTGACTACCAGTTCCTGTTTGACCTTGATAACCTTGATAGCCTTGTTGTCCTTGATAGCCTTGATAACCTTGTTGTCCTTGACTACCAGTTCCTATTTGACCTTGATAGCCTTGATAACCTTGTTGTCCTTGACTACCAGTTCCTATTTGACCTTGATAGCCTTGATAACCCTGATAACCTTGATAACCTTGATAACCTTGGGGACCTTGTGTTCCTGTATTTACATTATAAATAGTTGCATATTTAGGAAAAAGTGGTGTTGATGACATTTATAAATTAAAATAATATTAAATATTTGTTATAATACTCAAAATAATTCGTAACTATATAATATAAATGAATTCAAGTTTTGATTTAAATATTAATAATTATTCTATTAAAGAATTAGAAGACATATTTGAATTGCCAAGTAGTTATGATGATTCGATTATTGAAATGCAAGAGACAAAATTAAGACAAAATATAATAACTAACAAGGCAAATAGTTCTACAATAAAAAATGATACATTAGAATTTATTAACAGTGTTAAAAAAAAACTAACGGATAATTTAAAAACACCCGATACAAATGTGGCTAAATTAGCTAAAAATTGGGAAAATATTTATAATATGAACAAAACATTGGATAATTCAGTTACAATTAATGCTGGAAATACAAACATAATTAAAAAACCACTAACACCATATGGACAATCGTCACCCAGTGAATTTTATCAAGGTACAATAAATCCTCTAAATAAAAGAATTTTACGTCAAAATATAAACATAGACACACGTTTTAGAGAAAATTATTATAATACATCATCAGCTAATTTTCACGTAGATTTGCCATTACGTTTAACTCAAGTTGTTAGTTTGCAATTATCTGCTCTTGAATTACCAACTACATTTTATGTAATATCGCAGGTATTTGGTAACAATTATTTTGTTTTAGAAATATCAGGAGAAGAACCACTTGTAGTAACCATTCCCGATGGTAATTATGATTATTTATCATTGCAAGGATATATAAATTATTTTTTATCGAATTCAACAATTCCATCAGCATATAATAATATACAAATGATATCAGATGCAAATACTCCGGAAGGAGTTGGGCCACAAGGTGGTAGTGGAAAAATGGTATTTGGTTCAAAAACAGGAACAACAATGTTTTCAATAAATTTTTTAACGGATAGATATGGTAATGAAGATATGCAAACACCGTTGCCATTAAAATTGGGTTGGTTAATGGGGTTTAGGAATGGGTATTATGAAAATAACACAGTTTATATATCAGAAGGAATCATAAATTTATTGGGTCCAAGATATATTTATTTGGTGGTAGATGATTATAATAATAGTGTATTGGATGGTTTTTATGGCGCATTTACATCATCGATATTAAATAAAAATATTTTAGCGCGTATATCATTGCAAGGTAGTGTATTTAATTATATATCAAAAGATAATTTGAATTTAATTAGTACACCACGGCAATATTTTGGGCCAGTTGATATTCAAAAATTGCAAATACAATTACTGGATGAATATGGAAGAATACTTAATTTAAACAATATGGATTATAGTTTCTGTTTGACATTTCAAACTATTTATGATTTGTAGAACGGCAATTTATTCCAATTATATGCGGTAATTTATTCCAATTATAATTCACCTTTACAATAATAATTCATCCAATTACTAGGACTAATTTTTGTCCCGCCATCATATGGTACTGCTAATCTTTTTTCCAGCATTACTTTATTCAAATGCATATCGTCTAAATATACATCGGCTAAAATTCGTCCATACTTTTCTGTGTTTATATTTTTCAAAGTAACTTGTTTATTCATTACTAAGTCAATCATTTGTTGTTTAGCTATTTGTGCGCACCGTTTTTCATTTTCATCTTTACCTTTTATTTCTGGACAATCTATTCCAGTTAAACGAACAGAGAATCTATAAAGCGGTGAATTTGGATAAGGTAATTTTGATGCTATAGTAATTGTGTCTCCA